CGGAATTATAGGGCCCATTCCAGTGTCATAGCCTGTCTTTAGCTGTGCAAGATACCGCCTCATTGCCATGGCATCGCCCTGAGCCAAGCTGGCTTGAGAGGGGCCACGCGCAACGGGATTTGAACCCCCACGAGAAGGAGAGCCTCCCCCCGTATACACTATCGGCGATGGCGACTGCCTATATGTAGGATAGTTGGGAGGACCAGGGTTATAGTTAGAACGGGGCCGGGGTGCAGGAGCTGTGTAGCCCCCGTTATCGCTGTTAGGAATCATTAAATACTCCTCTGTGCATCGGGAGACCCGAAGTTCCCCGTCATGTTAGCCTTCATCCTCCGTAGCATTGCATTACGCTGAGCAGTGGCTCGAAGGTCCCGTTCAGCGTAACCCATAGGATCTACTGGTCCACTGGTTGGAAAGGATCGACCCCCGCCGTAGACCTTGTTACCTACAGCGTAGGGGTTGATAGTGTAGTTGTTAAGCGTAGTGGGGTTAGGATTGCTAGCTAGCAGATTGCTGAAACCCATTAGTTCACGCTCTTACTGACGAGCTGCTTCGTCTTGGTACTTATAGAAAGTGTGTATACCCGAGCAGGTCCGTCTGTGGTTGTGCCGTTAGTGGTAAGATCTAGCCGGAAGTTAATCTGGCGGTAGCGTAGACCCTTAATGAAGCGAAGGAAACGGCGTTGTGTACCACTACCTGTGGCCACAGCAACAGCCACGGAGCTAGGAGAGGACAGTGGATTCTGCCATGTAAGAAGTTGATTCCACAGCACGCCATTGTTCTTGAGATCACTCCATAGCGTTTGGAAGGAGAACACAATGGGGGTTACTGTACCAGTGACAGAGTTGTTAGACAGAATATCTGCACCCCACCAGTACAGTCTCTTGAAGAGATGGGAGGCGCCTAGATCGTAGTTCTTAGTGAGGATTGTGCATGTGATGGGAACTGCTGAGCCGTCATTCTCGCTTGTAGACGAATCAAAGCCATTACGTATACGGTAGAACTTAGTGTGTTGTTGTATGCTGCTGCCACCGAAGTACTCAATGTTCACACTCTGTGATACGTTAGAGGGCAAAGGGACAAGTGGACCAATATTGCTAAGGAATGCGGAGGCGGACGTCCACTGTGACCACACACGAGTTCTTAGACCGTATACGTAAATATTATTGAAGTAGCGTATGAAGAGGCGCTCCCCGAACAGGCACATAAATACATCTTCTGCCCGAGTGGTACCCACAGGGGTACCACCATCATAGATGAACTTTGTCTTGATGTTAATCTTTGTGAAGGTGTAGTTGATTAGCTCGAAGACCGCACCTTCGTGGTAGATAAACACCGAATACTCGAAGGGAACCACACAGTGCCGCTGAGTTGCACCCACAATGGTAGAGATGTTCTCCACAATAGCTGCGGCAGGGTTTGTCTCGTAAGCCAGGATAAAGGTGCTGTCTTCCTTGAAGAGAAGAAGGTTACCTCTATAGATAATAACATCTATAAGTTTAGTACCGTCACCTCTAGTGACATCAATGAAGTCAGTACCAATGTTGTAAGCTTGGTTACCGATAGTCACAGAGTCGTAGTCGAGGAAGTTAGCGGGCTCTGAGAAGAACAGTCGCGAGGTATTAGTAGTAGCTCTTTTACCAGGAGTCACAAATAGGCGCTCTTTGAAGACTACCGCTGCTTCACCCTTGGGCAAGTTAGCCTGAGCTGTAAAGCCACCAATGGGGTCCCATTGTCCACCAGGCGCACCTGATGTAGGCCCTGCTATAAGCCACACAACATCAGAGTACTGAACCATGCAGGCTGCCTGAAAAGTACTTGTAATGAGAGTCCAAGCACCGGCAAAGTAGTAGTATACGCCGTTAGCGTTCGATCCAATGATGTAGTCACCAGTAGTAAAGCTGCCAACTCCGATGGCGACTATGCGTTCTGTCCACGTACCCGGATCATTTACTGCAACTATGGGAGGCCTACTCGCTAGGCTAGCGTCTATATCCAACTCTAGATTGGTGAGAGTTACAAGCTCATTATCCGCAATAGAGGAGGGATCATTGGTCGTGTTGAGTCCACCAGCAAAAGGTCCTAGCCTAACTATGTCCACACCAGGCATGTGACCTCCTTAGGTAGCTCGTTCCACGTACATCCAGGAGTTAGTCCTTACTAGCGTATTTTCCACAGTAGCTACACGCTGACTCCACTGCAACTGTAGCGTGCCCGCAGTACCCGCCGTTACTATGATACCTTGGCAGGGCACTACCATATCCACACCAGCAATGGTACCCGCAGATCTTGTTACAGTACCCGCAGTAGCTGGCAAACGGACAGTACTGTCATCAGTAGTGGCTGTAATGCTGATGCCAGCAGGCACCCAGTTGATGACACTACCCGCCGGGCCAGTAAAGGTGAGGTTGAAGTCTGGCGTGGCTGTGGTACTAGTGTAGATTATATAGCCTCTGAATATGTATGTAGCACCGGCTACTAGGTTAGGCGCAAATAGCTCTGTATCGTTAACCAGCACAGTGCTGTTGTTAACAGTCTGGTCAGAGGTCTTACGAGCGAAGACTGTGTCAAAGGGAAGATTAGCAAAGCGACCAGCAGTAAATAGGGCTTGTCACCGAAGTCAGTACGCTGGATCGACTTACCAGAGAAGGGAGAGCCAGGGAAGGACGTAAGAGGCTGGAAGCCCACAGCAGCATCAATTTTATCGAAGGCATCATCCACATCTGCGACGATGTCAACGACATCAGTAGGAGCAGCCTTGAGAAGACTCAGACGGGGAGTAGTAGTAGACATTAGAACCAGTCCTCATCTGAGCGCATCACAGTAATGAGCTGATACGTCTCTGCCTTTGCATCCTTCTCTGAAACCTTCTGACCAGACACAGCAGTGTTAAACTCAGACGCCTTATTCTGGACAGATGTCCAATCTTCATCTAGTTCATACGCTTGCTTCAAGCAGTACTCTACAATGGCACCGTGATAGGGCAGAGGTAGGTCAAGGATGTCTGTGTCTAGAACCATATCCACAGGATAGCGGTAGTAGTAGAGCTTTAGTCCGGCTGTGAGGGAAGTAGCAGGTATAGGAAATAGCATGAAGTTGTTAGCAAAGGCTGTGTAGATAGCTGGATCACTCTGGCCGTAGATAGTACCATCCCAGCCATCTATGTATTCGTCAAACTCTTGCAAGCTCTGACCAAGCAGCTTGAAGTAGCTAGTGCTAGCCCCTGACTTGTACAGGATAGAACGAATAGTGTAGCAGTCAGTGGGTATCGCATATGTCTGCTGACCTTGTACAGTATTCGCTGTCGCTATTTTCTCTAGAAGCTCATTATTCATCATAACGACTTCGCGCTGGCCATCATTGATCCAGCGGAGAATGTCAGCGTCTTGTACCTGTACCGAAGATTGGTCGCCAAATGTAGCACGGACACGAACCTTCACGTCAGAAACTATCATTTCACCACCGCTCCAGTCTGTGTATCAATCTTAACGATTGTACCATCAGGACGCTTACGCTTGATGAACCAGTTACTACGACTAGTGGCCATGAAGTGCATCTCATCAGCAGCTTCCTCGAAGGAATCGAGTGCTGCTCGCTGCTCAAAAGCTTTCTTCGCAGCCTCTATGGCATCCAGTCTAGTGAGTACGTTACCCTTTTGAGTGTTACCAGACCAGAGCCTAGCTAGGATATCCTGCGGGTCATCAGTATCACCAGCGAACATGATGATGTAAGATTTCTTGTCCGGCGGTGAGTGGACTATGGCATAGGGCTTAGACTTATCCATATCCGTCCTGTTTTTGGGCGGTATCCATCTAAGCTCTATAGTTGGGTCCATGTCTTGCAGAATCTCGGATAGACGGAGCCATTTATCACTGATAAAGACTCCGTCTTCCGTAGCCACCGCAGGATCGGTAAACTGGTTAAGCATTAAGCCCTCCGCTGTGGGTACCACCCACCTGTAACGTGGGCAACTGAAAGGGCTATTAGCCCAATGTAGAGAAAGGTTTCAGGGGTAAGAAATACACCTTTGCTGATCGAAGCTAGCCACAGTACGAGTCCGATAGAAAAGGCTATGATAGCTATAATCGCTGCCATAGCACACCTTCTTTCTAAAGTTGGTAGCCCTCTACTGAAACTGTGTTATTAGTGTTACCAGCACCACCCGCAGGACACGACACTACTATAGCAGTGTTAATTGCTGATCCGGGTAGTGGCTTGAAGAATCGAATAGCTAGAGTAGTGTTAGGTGTAGTAACACCAGCAACGAAGGTATAGGTGTATGTTGCGGTCCCGCCTAGCAGACCTACAATAGTGGGGTTAACCACTAGTGCTGCCGTTGCGCCTGCACCACTGATAGTGAAGCCAGTCATATAGGTTGTCTTACCCGCTGCTGCGGGCAATGTAGCCGTAGCTGCTGCATTGGCTACGTTACCGCTACTAGCTTGAACAGGAACAGCACCCACAGGAT